GCTGACGAAACACACCTTTATTCGAGCCCCGAGCTCAAGCGAATGCACGAAACCGTAAGGCGTAACCTCGCCAAGCGGAAAGCTGCAGACCCTTGGATGCTGGAGACATCGACCATGTACTCGGTTGGCGAGGAATCAATCGCCGAGCAAACGCACCGCTTATGGATTTCGATACAAGAAGGCCGCACAAAAAATCCAGGCCTGTTATTCGACCACAAGCAAGCGCCCGAGGTGCCCGACCTGCAAGACAGTGAGCAGCTTAAAAAAGCACTTGCTGTCGTGTATGGGCCAGCTTTTAAATGGCTAGACGTGCCGCGTCTAATGGCCGAGATACAAGACCCGATGACAAAAGCATCGGACGCAAGGCGTTACTTTTTAAATCAGCCGTCCACAGACACCGACCGTTACATGAACATTACAGCATGGAACGCAGCGGCCGAGCCTGAGGAACTGGCAGAAGGCACCGAAGTGGTGCTGGGGTACGACGGTTCGCGCAAAGACGACGCCACAGTGCTTGTTGCTTGCAGAATTGAAGACGGCAAGATCTTTCAACTCGAGTGTTGGGAAAGACCGCCTGGTCCTGCGGGCTACGGTTGGGAAGTACCAAGAGTCGAAGTTGACGAAGCTGTTCGAATCGCATTTGCAAAGTACAAAGTCCACAAGATCTGGGCCGACCCTTCAGGTTGGCAGTCTTATTTGGACGCTTGGAACTCAACTTTCGCCGATAAAGTGGTAGCGGTTTACCCTTCCAGCCAGCGCAAGCTGATGGCACAGGGACTTGACAGGTTCCTTGAAGACGTACTCGAAGGACGCCTCAAACACAACGGCGCACCCGAGCTGACAAGGCACGTGACGAACGCGGTACCGACACGGTACGGCCAAGTGATGAAACCTTCTCAGAGCCACAAGATCGACGGCTTAATCGCTGCAGTTCTTGCCTACCTAGGCCGCACCGAGGCGCTTGTTAATCCTGAGCCTGTTGCACCGAAAGTCACTTACCACTCTATTCAAGTCTAGGAGCGACATGAAGCGTTTTGATTTTAGTCTCGCAGTTGAGGTCGTTGGCGTTGCGTTGGTAACGGTCGGACTTGCGTTGTTCTCTCCACCGATTGCATTAATCGCTCTCGGTTCTTTCCTCGTTTGGGCTACAGAAAAGGCTGATTAATGACCGCTGGCATTTATAACACCACTATCGACCAAGGCTCAGTGTGGTCTGTCGTGTTGGTGTATACTGACTCAAATAACGCCCCCGTCAACTTGACTGGCTACACAGCCGCCATGCAGCTTCGACAGAATTACAACTCTGACGTTGCAGATCTGACTTTGACTACCGCAAACGGCGGCATCACTATTGTCGGCGCTACTGGCACCATCACAATCAACGCCACAGCAACTCAAACAGGCTTGCTTGACCCAGGCTTTTACGTTTATGACTTAGAATTGACATCGGGTTCCAATATCTCTCGCCTAATCCAAGGCCAGTTGACCGTAGCAGAGCAGGTGACACGATAATGGCAGCCAATAAAGTCACCATCAATGAAACCAACAACAACGTCGAGATCTCAGCTCCAGGCCCACAAGGTGCCCAAGGACCAACTGGTCCAACAGGCGCAACAGGCCCAGCTGGTGCTACAGGTGCAACAGGTCCAGTCGGTGCTACGGGTGCCACGGGCCCAACAGGCGCTACAGGTAACACAGGCCCAACAGGCGCGACTGGTTCAACAGGCCCAGTCGGCGCAACAGGCCCAACAGGCAACACTGGACCAACAGGCCCAACAGGCGCCACGGGTCCACAAGGCATTCAAGGTGACACAGGCGCGACAGGACCGACTGGTCCAGTTGGTGCAACTGGTCCCACGGGTTTAACAGGCGCAACTGGAGCAACAGGCCCAACAGGCGTCACAGGAGCGACTGGTCCGCAAGGCATTCAAGGTGTGCAAGGCATTCAAGGCGAGACTGGTGCGACTGGTCCAATAGGCGACACTGGAGCGACAGGCCCAACGGGCGCGACAGGCGCAGCTTCAACAGTGCCTGGTCCAACAGGTTCAACAGGCCCAGCTGGAGCAACAGGCCCAACAGGCCCACAAGGTGAAGCCTCAACCGTGCCTGGCCCAACTGGAGCAACTGGCCCAGCGGGTGCCACAGGTCCAACAGGCGCAACAGGACCTCAAGGGATAGCAGGCCCAACAGGCGCAACTGGCCCACAAGGCGCGGCTGGTGCGAATGGCGGCTCTACTAGCCTGTTCGACTACAACGCAGACACTTCGGCCACTTCGGGCGACCCTGGCGCGGGCGACATACGTTGGAACAACGCTACACAGATCAGCGCAACTTCGCTTCTGATTGACCATTTAGACATAAATAGCAACGATATTGACGTTTTTATTGCCCTGCTTAAAGCAGACGACTTTATTATCGTTCAAGACCGAAATGTTCACACTAACTTTCAGAAGTTTAAAGTCACAGCGGCAGCGACCATTCTTGGTGGCTACAGCAGCGTCCCAGTAGTTCTAGACTCCTCAGGCGGCACTGGCACGACCAACTTCAGCAACTTCGAAGCTCTTGCATTATTGCTCATCAATGTCGGCCTTACAGGTGCGACTGGTCCAATCGGTCCGACAGGCCCACAAGGCGCAACTGGAGCAACAGGTCCTGCGGGCGCAACTGGAGCCACAGGCCCACAAGGCGAAACAGGTCCAACTGGAGCAACGGGCCCAGCGGGCGCGAATGGCGCAACTGGAGCAACAGGTCCACAAGGCGACACTGGCGCAACAGGCCCAACAGGCCCAGTCGGCGCAACTGGCCCAGTCGGCGCAACAGGCGCTACAGGTCCACAGGGTATTCAAGGAATCCAAGGCGTCCAAGGCATTCAGGGCGAAGTCGGTCCAACAGGCCCAACAGGCCCAGTCGGTGCAACAGGTCCAGCAGGAGCCACAGGCCCTGAAGGTGCCACAGGTGCAACTGGTCCACAAGGAATCCAAGGCGGTGTCGGCGCTACTGGTCCTACAGGTCCAGCTGGAGCCACAGGTCCTGCGGGTGCAACAGGAGCAACTGGTCCACAAGGAATCCAAGGCGACACAGGGGCTACAGGCCCAAGCGGCGCAACAGGCCCAAGCGGCGCAACAGGCGCAACAGGCCCAAGCGGTTCAACTGGTCCAACTGGAGCAACTGGTCCACAAGGCGGGGATAATCCAGTCGTTGACTACATCGACGGTGGGGCAAACGCTGCTGGCATTACTGGCGACGTGATCTACAACGCGGGGCTATCCAACGCAAGCAGTTGGACATACACCATCGACGCAGGCGCGTCGGTTACAACCTTCTAACAAAGAGAGAAAGAAGCCAACATGACAGCAAGACTCCAAAACCGCCGAGATACGGCAGCAAACTGGACATCTAATAACCCAACCCTTGCTGCTGGCGAAATCGGCTACGAAACCGACACCACCAAGTTTAAGATCGGCGACGGCGCAACTGCTTGGAGCTCTCTTGCTTATGCTTATGCCGCAGGTGCTACAGGCCCAGTCGGTGCCACAGGCCCAGTCGGTGCTACAGGTCCAACAGGCGCAACAGGCGCAACAGGTCCAACAGGCGCAACAGGTCCAACAGGCGCAACAGGTCCACAAGGCGACATCGGCCCGACAGGCGCAACAGGTCCAACAGGCGCAACAGGAGCTACAGGTCCAACAGGTGCCACTGGCCCAACAGGCGCTACTGGCCCAACTGGTTCTACAGGCCCAACTGGTGCAACTGGTCCAACTGGAGCTGGTGGCGTTGAAGCCATCAACGCGCAAACTGGAGCCACATACACTTTTGTGTTGGCCGACAAAGACGACCTCGTAACAGCTTCAAACGCTTCTGCACAAACCTACACAATTCCACTTAACTCGTCTGTGGCTTTCCCAACTGGCAGCCTCATTAACTTAATTCAAATCGGCGCTGGGCAAGTAACTGTTCAGGGTGCTGGTGGTGTCACCGTTGCTTCAACTGGAGCAACTGCAACGACTCCAAAAACAAGAGTTCAATATTCGGTTATGACGCTGATTAAAGCAGGAACCGATTCTTGGTACGCGACGGGAGATATTGCCTAATGCCTATCCTTGGGGTCGTGGCGAGTAGCAAGCTAACGTTAGTGTCGATTACTGCTGACGTTTTAGTAATCGCTGGTGGCGGTGGTGGCAGTCAAAGCGCAGGTGGTGGTGGTGGTGCTGGTGGGTTTTTAGCACATACAAGCCAAAGTTTGGCTGGGTTTTATAGCGTGACAGTTGGTGGCGGCGGGACTGCTGGAACTACTAGCGTTTCGTTAGCGACCAATGGTGTTAATTCAAGTTTTGGTTCTTTAACTGCGTCTGTCGGTGGTGGTAGAGGTGGAAATACCTCAACTATCGCGGGGGCCACTGGTGGTTCAGGTGGTGGTGGTGGCGGCTATGTAAATCCTGCTGGCGCAGGTGGTTCTCCAACATCAGGGCAAGGAAGTGCTGGCGGCGCGGGCGCTCGCGATAGCGTAGGAAGTGGTGGCGGTGGTGCTGGCGGTGGTGCTGGCGGTGCAGGAACAGACGCTACTGGTTTAGGTTTTGGTGCTGGTGCCAATGGTGGTTCGGGTTCGAACGCATACTCATCTTGGGCAACTGCAACAGGCACTGGCGTTAGCGGCTACTATGCAGGCGGTGGTGGCGGTCCAGGTTACAGTAGTAGCAACCCACTGGGTTCAGGTGGCGCAGGTGGCGGTGGCGCTGGCGCTGGAGACGGAACTGCGGGTTCGGGAACACAATATACAGGCTCAGGCGGCGGCGGCGGGTTTTTGGGTGCGTCTAGCAATGGTGGAAGTGGCGGTTCAGGGATTATTATTTTACGCACATCAGGAACTTACACCGCAAGCGCAACAACAGGATCTCCGACTCGCACAGTATCAGGCGGTTACACTTATTACGTTTGGACAGGGAATGGGAGTATTACAACATAATGGCACACTTTGCGAAACTAGACGAAAACAACATAGTTCTTGAAGTCAATGTGGTTGCTAATGCCGCATTAGACAGCAATAACGAAGAAGCAAGCGGTACAGCATTTCTTACAGAGTGGTCAGGTGGCTATTCCAATTGGAAGCAGACTTCATACAACAAAACTTTTAGAAAGAACTACGCAGGACTTGGCTATACATATGACGAAGCGCGTGACGCCTTTATTCCGCCAAAACCTTTTGAGTCTTGGACGCTCGACGAAAAGTCTTGCACTTGGCAGGCACCAACTCCGTACCCAACAGACGGCTTGATGTATCAGTGGGTTGAGGACGACCTCAACTGGCAAGCGATCACTTTCGAATGAACAAGGTCGGGGGGACCAATGAGATTTCACGTTGTAGCACTGCCACACACAAACACAACTAAAAACTTTACAAGCTGCGCATTCACTGAAAAGGTAAGGCGCTTCTGCATCATGATGACAGATCTCGGACATGAGGTCATTCTCTACGCTGGCGAAGAAAACGAAGCGCCAGTGACAGAATTGGTCACTTGTATCAACGAGAAGCAACGAGCTGCAGCGACAGCTGGCGGCCACTACACGACGGCCTCGTTTGACACAACGTTGCCACACTGGCAGATCTTCAATGCGAATGTCATGCGCGAGATGACCACAAGGCTGCGACCAAAAGACTTTATCTGCCTAATCGGCGGTTACGCACACAAGCCAATCGCTGACGCTTTCCCCGAGCACATGTCAGTCGAGTTCGGCATTGGATACGGCGGCACATTTGCAAAATACCGTGTTTTTGAGTCTTATGCGTGGATGCACTCAATCTACGCAGCTTACAAAAACCCAACCACAGTTGACGGTCTTTTTTTTGACGCGGTTATTAACGGCTACCTTGAGCCTAGCATGTTTCCAGCTGGCAATGGCGACGGCGACTACTACTTTTTTATTGGCAGGCTAATCGAGCGAAAAGGCTACAATATCGCACAAGAAGTCTGCGAGCGCCTCGGCAAGAGGCTTATCATCGCAGGCCCAGGCCAACCAAATGGCGGGTATGGCGAGTTTGTAGGCAACGTCGGCCCTGAAAAGCGGGCAGAGCTTATGGGCGGCGCGATTGCGTTGTTCGCACCCACCACCTACATTGAGCCATTCGGCAATATTGTGGTTGAAGCTCAGACTTGCGGCACTCCAACCATCACGACCGACTGGGGCGCTTTTACTGAGATCAACGTCAACGGTGTGACAGGCTTCAGGTGTCGCACACTGGCTGACTTTATAAAAGCGGCAGAGGACGTTAAATCTTTAAACCGCAAAGAGATCAGAAAGCAAGCAATCGAAAAATACTCGCTCGAAGCGATAGCACCACGTTACCAAGACTACTTTGAGCGGCTGTTGACCCTTTGGGACGACGGCTGGTATCAACTAAGCACAGAAAAGGCTGGCAAATGAGCTTATCGAAAAGACTGCGAGCAGCAGGCGAGCAACGCGCTCAGAACATGTTCATGGAGCCGCTTATC